ATGATCGCTTTATTATTAGACTGTAATCATTCTGACAATATTCTTGATCACGAAAAATTTGAAAGCCATCTTAACAATCTTATCACAAATAGAGATATACATCAAAAACACGGCATCTAGGCGTTTTGAACTGTTTCAATTTTTGAAAATATGCAGAAATAAGCAATAAAATGTGTAGTATGTCCCCAAAATGTCCCCAAGACTAAAATGAATAAAAGCAGGTTTGATTAAATTCAAACTTGTTTTTTTACACACAAAAAAGCCTGAAATTAATCAGGTCTTTTGTTATTTAAAAATTCAGTTAGCTGCTGTTTCAGATTCTGCATTGCAACTGTGGCGCGCTCGTTAGTGTCATCACCCTCATCATAATAACAGTTAAAAGTAACGTTGCTAAGTGATCCGCCGTCATCATGAATCTTAATCATGAGGTCTTCAATATCGCTAACCAGCTGTTTATCAAGTCCTGGATGTGCTTGCATGAAATTAATAATTGGATTGCCCTCCTGCTTGATTAATTCATCTAAAACTTGTCCTGGTGTTTTGCCTGTCGCCATAGCCAATGCCTGCAACACACGCACGGATAAACTATTGATGGGCTTGTCATTGGCCATGGCAAGAGTGGTAGCTCTCACGCCCGAAATCTTAGCCACCTGATATCTGGTTAAATTAAACTGTTTTAAAAAATCGTCTATCATTAACCAAGCACCCGCTTTGCAGCATTGATTTGTGCCGTAGTAACTTTAGTGCCATATTCTTTTTCATAGCGTTTTTTAGCTGATGCAACTTCCTTCGTGCCTTTTTTACCATACAAAACAGTCATAGCATCAAGTACACTATATTCGGCATTTTTAGTTTCAACATCATCTTTCAAATCGCCTAAAGCAACGTGTAACATTTCACCATTTTTGTTGTATTGAATGCGAACATTTTTATAGTCATCTTTCATCGAAGCATCGGATCCAAGCATTGCTAGTTCATCATCATTCAATTCGTCAAAGCTTTTAAGTACCATAACTGGTTGTCCATTTTTTGCTGTGTTAATAATTTTCATTTTAATTACTTCCTTTTTGTTTTTTTACTTTCCTTATCTACATTTATATAATACAACATATTGAACTATAATGCAACAATATGTTGAACTATTTTTAAATATTTTTACACACAAAAAAGCCCCACCACCATATAGGCAGTGAGACTTTATAAATTAAATAACAAACTTTATCAGTTAAAACATAAAAGCTTATTTGTAAGTGGTTGTTACAGTTTTTGTAATAACCACTATTTTAAAGTGGTCGGCTTCGACCAGCTAAAAAACTATTTGATACGTAACTTTTGACCAGTATAAATCAAGTTAGCATTTCTGATGCCATTTAATGATTTAAGTTTGGCCGTTGTGGTTCCATACTTGCTGGCAATATAACTCAATGTATTGCCAGATTTAACTGTGTAATATGTCTTGCTTGCAGACTTAGCGGCCGATCCAGAAACCTTCAAACGTTCGCCAACATAGATATAGTTTGCGTTAGCAAGTTTGTTCAGATACTTAAGCTTAGCGGTGGTTGTACTATATTTAGTAGCAATGCCACTTACCGTATCTCCACGTCTAACCGTGTAATAAACTTTAGTTGTGGATTTTGCTGCAGCTCCAGAAACTTTCAAGCGTTCACCAACATAAATATAATTAACATTGGTTAAATTGTTCATAGATTTAATCTTAGCAGTAGTTGTGCCATGTTTGGCAGCAATAGCACTTACAGTATCTCCATGTTTTACCGTGTAATAGGCAGCCTTAGCTTTAGCTTTCTTGGTAGTAGTCTTTTTATAAGAATTAATATCTTGAGCTAAAGCCCAACCAACTGCTTTGCCATTGCGATATAATAGCACCGCCTCATTAGACTTAGAATACGTAATCTTTTGAATAGAATGTACTCGGTAAGTTAGACTCTTTGCAGAAGTCGGAATCTTAGTACGAGGATTGTACCAATGAGTAGCTGACTTTTTAATCCTAACCTGCCAATTCTTTTTAATTCCGCCATACTTATATACCTTAGTCGATTGCTTAGACGCATTAGTTGATCCAATCCACCATGATAACGGCTTTTTCTGCCACATCAAAGTAGATGAATCAGTTGACTTATTTAGTGCCGAGAAATAATGGGCATCAGTATTCTGCCACAGCAAGTAATTTTGTGGGCTAGGAACACTAGAAGTGTATGCCGCTAACCAATAAGCATCATATGATTTATAAGCCGTTGGCACGTACTTAGTTTGGAATGAACGGTAACTGTAAAACACAATATGCTTATTGGTTAAACTGTTCATTTCTGTGTACCAAGACTTAGTAGCATTATTGTAACTAGCTGCCGAGGTCGTTAGGGCTTCGGCATCATTAACGTAGAATAGTGCCGACTTGGAACGGTTATATAAATCTTTGGCTTCCTTTTTCGCATCGCTTGTACTGGTATATTGACTAAACGAATAGACGCCATATGGTACCTTGTATTTCTGCATCAAGGCTACGTTATGAGCGTATGTCTTATCACGGTAGTTGCTACCGTACTGCACTCGCAAAATAACAAATGATACTTGTGATTTGAGTTTCTGGACTTGACTAGCCGTGAAATTTCCTTGCCACTCGGAAAAGTCACCAACTGGTTTTGGCACAGTTGATGCTTTGGAATTTAGTCCAAAAGAAAAAGCCACTAAAAAAGTGACCCCAACGAGAATTATTTTATTTTTTAATTTCAACTTTACACCTCCTATTTCTGATCGCGATTCGGCTGTGTTTCGACTGTTTTGCTTGCTTGAGACGTGGATCCTGTCGCATTTTCACGGTTATCTGATGGATAAGTGACCGTTGTTACATCTGACAGCACGCCCAACATGCCGAGTATTGTCAATATTGTGTTTGCTATCCCAATAACCGTTTGCCAATCGACAGGATACTTGTACCCAAAAGCCACAAATAGTTGTTGAATCAATACGATTCCCAGACTGATCAGACTAGCCCACAATTTTCCATCACGCCAATTAATTTTCTTCATGCTTATTCCTCCTAAAGCAATTTTTCTACGATGTAAATAAACAATGATATGCCAATCGTGCCAAACACAGTGCCATAGATTCTATAGACATTTTTTGTCAGACTGCTGATTTTGTGCTCATTTTCTATGGACTTGGATAATGCCTTATCAGCTTTCTTGTCAGCACTTTGCAGATCCTCAACCTTAGTTTTGATCGTTGCCACGTCCTCCTTGATTGACATCAGTGTTTGGATAACATTAATGTCGTCCTTATCCGCCATGCTACTCACTTCCCAACGATCGATTGACCATTAAAAAGGTTATAAAAATGGCGCCCAACATTAAGATGAGTGCCTTAAGTTTACGTTTATTCAATTGTCTACCTCCTAATTTACGCTTCTTGAGATTCTTTTGAAGCCTTAGCAGCAGCTTCTGCTTGTGCAGCTTTGTAGGCTACAATTGCATCGGATACTTTAGTAACCTGAGCTTGGGTAATCAGTGACTTGGCTAGATAATTGCCAGCGTATACAGTTGCTAAATCCGATGGAATCAATCCATTGTTAACACTGTTAATTAACCCTTCTGTTAAAAATTCGCTTAAATCAAAACTCATGATAGAGAACCTCCTAATGCTACAATAGCTGCTTTTATTTTTGTATAATCTGATTGTGTCAAAATTTCTGATGGATTAGGACACCAATCAGTAGCTTTGCTGCCTTTTTCCAATTTAAGTTTCTTGTATTGTGCCCCGCTAATTGCAACATTATCTGTATAGGCTCTAATAGTAATATTTCCCATGGTATTATTACTAGATGTAATAGAAGCAGTTATTGTTGAATACCCATCGGACCCAGCGGGGACATCTGTTCCGACCTTAACGCCATCCAAATTAGTCCACATCAACAAATTAACAGTATGAGTCGTTGTGTTGTGAATGAAAGCCCTTGTTATGACTTGGTTTCCCGTTAGAGTGTTTAACTCGTCAGAACTAAAATTATGAATAAAACCACCCATACTGTTATTCTGCGAAGATGGCGCGGTCTGTAAATCATAACTCGTACCTGTTAGCAGATTAGTCCCCACAGCACTGTTATCAACTTGCGTTTGCAAACTTTGAAATGCTTGGGAATTGATTAACCCATTGTTATTAACAGTCCCAGTATCACCTTTGACGCCCTGTGGCCCTGGTTCACCTTGCTTACCTTGCGGCCCTGTTGGTCCTGGTTCGCCTTGTTTGCCCTGCGGCCCAGTGTCACCCTTGTCACCTTTAGCGATTGTGCTGGCAGCCTTATTCATTGCTTTAACAAAGTCATCAAAAGTAATGGTGGTAATCGTGCTACCATTGGTGCTCTGAATGTTATTGGTAATGGTAAACCCGGTTAACCCATCACTAGGGTAGATTGACGTTCCGGTACTATCAACCACCCACACCTCGATGGTATAGCTACCAGCGGGTAAACTAGTCATCAAGTCAGCAGTAAAATTAACGGTAACTTGATCAGGCGTTGAATCCGTTAAGCTAGCTGGGTCAACTGTGGCCGATTTAAGATAACCACTAGCATTGCCCAATTTAACGGTAATTGAAGTGGCATTAGTTAAATCAGTTGCCATATTATTATTGCCACAAATTAACGTGAAACTGGTAGTCGTATCACCAATCTTAACCGTCCGTGGGGACATATCAGCAAAATCAAGCGTTTTCGCCATCTTTAGGTTCCTCCTTTTCAGCCAACTTGGCATTGAGCTGGTCAATTTGAACTTGTGCCATTGCTAATTGCTGATCTTTAATGGCAATCGCTTGGGCATAGTTACTCGTAAGTTTATTGATTAAAGCCTGTGCATCAACATTCATAATTTAAGCCTCCTTAGCTTTCTTGCTCATTTAGTTACTGTTCCTCCTAAATTTGTGACGATTGATTTTTGTATCTGTACTTTAACATCGTTCATTGACATAGCTGCGAAGTCATTATCATTAATCAAGATAAAGCCTTCCAGATGGGTGTGATCATCATAAGTAGCCAAATAATTTACTTGGCGCATAGTAACACCGCTATTGCCTAGGTCATTGTTATCTGCAATGGAGATAGTTCCAATTTGTAAATCATTCATTTATTTTTGCCTCCAATTTTGAAATTCTTAGTTCGTATTCGTTAATCTTATCGTTCATTTGTCTCATTTTCGGTAGCAGTGGTAGCCAAGCACGATCATACTCAATTCCTTCGATCGTGTGATTTTTGCCATACTCAACAAACATATCAAGACCTGCGTCGCGTAAGTCCTCTGCAATCAAACCATAGTTGTCCTTGATTGAAATATCTTCACTTTCGGTATTGTCTGTTAGAGTTTGTGCATAACTATCAACGGCGTGCTTATCGTTCCAAGTTGAAACGTGCATAGTTAATAGCTTATCAGCCAAACTATCCTCATCAATAGCATGCTTAATATTGTATTTATATTTGCTTGCAGATGTTGAACGTCCTAAAGTCCCGTGACTTGTGATATATACATTTGAACCACTAGAATATGTCCTGTTATAGATAGAAGCAGATGTAACCAGAGCACTTCTACTATCCTTTTTGAATGCCATTTGTCCCGTGCTACCACTTTTTCCGGCATCATCACCATGAATAAGTAGAGCGTGACCATTATTACTGGAATATCCACCTATCTCATCAACAAGCAATGGCTTTAAGAAAGCAATATTATTCCCCGGTGCTGTGCCAAAGCTAGCGACGTGACTACCAGAAGAATCATATACACGCCACCATTTAGAAGCTCCTCCTCCATGGACGTTACCATAGTTATCCATTCTCATCCCATTAGTTCCAATCTTAGATGTTCCACGAAAACGCAAGGATTCGTTATCACCATGTAAAGATATCCCTCCTGGGGTGATATAAACTGCTCCGTAGGTACTAGCAATTGGGGCATTAAAAGCGGTATCTTTGTTAGTAGTTCCATTAGATGTAACTGCTATGCTGCCATCTCCCCCCATGCTTATAAAGTTTGAGGTGTATTGACCATAACCATTGGTTGCAAACCGGTTATACCTTGTATTAACAGTGCCACCAGAAATATAAGTCTGTAGACCAGCGCCATTTTCTATGTGAGTAGAAGTTAGGTCACCATCAGGGTTAATTGTTAAAGGATACCAGTTTGAGGTATTATTGCTATTGTCAATCCTACTACCAGCATTGAACATTGTACCGTTGATAGTTGAACTATTAATCGTACTAGCATTGATTGTTGGCGAGGTTAATGTGCCGCCATTAATCGTCATGTTCTTAGCCGTTATCGCACCATATTTGTCTACCGTAAAGGTTTCGTTATTTGTGCTAAACGTATTAGCCGTAATGTCAGCCGCTTTTAGTGTCTTACGAGTAAGGAGCGTGTCGATATTCGCACTAGGAATTATTACGGGGTTAGTCGTATCAAAGTAGATAGTTTTACCAGACAATGTAAGTTGACCACTAGATGATATTAAGGTGTTACCGGCTTGGATATTAATTTGGTCAATTAAATCCCCTTTAGTAACTCTAAGGTTAATATCCTTAGCTGTCTGTGTCTTGTAAGTTGAAAAGTCGCTATTAGCTACCTTGCTAGAAATTGCGTCAGCGGTCTGCTGTTTGTACGTGTTGAAATCACTAGATTCAACCTTACTTTCAATTGACTTGGCAGTTGTAGCTTGGTAAGCCTTAAAGTCTTTGGTAGCTACCTTGCTTGAAATTGCATCAGCGGTTTGTGTTTTGTAAGTTGAGAAGTCGCCGTTGTCAACTTTTTGTCCGATTAATTTATCTGTTTGTGTCTTATAAGAGTTAAAATCACCACTGTTGACTTTTTGTGTTATCTCACCACTTAATTGTGTGATTTGAGACTGTGTAGCTTGGTCTTCCGGGGCAGGAGTCCAGTCTACTTCTTTTGAAGATTCGGAAACAATTAGGTTGGAAACAGTTATATCGCCAGTTGCGTTGTCTATTCTCGCGGAAAAATTGAGATAGTCGCTATCGGTTGTAAGGGGCACTGATATGTGCTTTGTCCCTTTGACTAGATTACCATTAGAAATAGCTTGCCAGCTGCTTCCAGTGTCTTGTCCACTAAACTGCATTGTATATGTCCCAACACCTGTTGATGACGCAATGTCAAATGTTACTGTTACTAAAGTCCCCTTGGGTATTACCCTCGAAAACTGGTAGGCGTTCTGTGATTGGTTAACCTTGTTTTGACCAGTCATTTTGAATGCTGTAGCTGTTCCTAGTGCCAAGTTACGGTTACTTATTGTTAAGCTGTTAAAATCGGCGCTTGACACTTTAGACTGAATCAACTTATCTGTTTGTGTCTTGTATGAATTAAAGTCATCAGAAGACACTTTTGAAGCAATGTCACTAGACGTTTGTGTCTTGTCTGATTGATAAGTTCCGTTATCAACTTTGGACTCAATTAATTTACTAGTTTGCGCTTGATAGGTCTTAAAGTCACCATCGTCAACTTTTTGCCCAATTAACTTGTCTGTTTGTGTCTTGTACGTTGAGAAATCATCGCTACTTACCTTATCTGCTATCTCACTAGCCGTCTGTGTCTTGTCAGACTCATATTCTGAGCTAGAAACTTTATCATCAATTAAGTCAGACGTCTGTGTTTTGTACGTGTTAAAGTCGCTAGATTCAACCTTACTAGAAATTGCTTTAGCAGTCGTAGCTTGATAAGCTGAGAAGTCACTAGCGGCTACCTTGCTAGCAATTAAATCTGCTGTCTGTGTTTTGTAAGTTGAGAAATTGCCAGTATCAACCTTACTAGCAATCTGACTAGCAGTTTGTGTTTTGTAGCTAGCATATTCTGAGTTAGCAACTTTGGTGGCTAGTCCATTTTCTAGGTCAGCAATCGTTAGCTTGGACCCATCTTTTAGGTCTGTAACTGCTTGGCTAGTTACTTTACCAGTATCTATTGCTGTAGTTGCTTGGCTAAAGGCATTATCAGCCGTGCTTTGAGCTTTAGCAGTAGCACTAGACTGTACGACAATATCAGCACTAGCTTGACTGCCAACTGCTTGTGCTTGGCTAAAGGCATTATCAGCCGTGCTTTGAGCTTTAGCGGTAGCTGTAGAGTTGCTACTTATTCCAGCACTAGCTTGACTGCCAACTGCTTGTGCTTGGCTAAAGGCATTATCAGCCGTGCTTTGAGCTTTAGCAGTAGCTGTAGACTGTACGGTTGCTTCGGAGCTGGCATAATCAACAGCCGATTGTGCTTGGCTTGACGCCAAACTGGCCGTTGAAGCCGCCTGACTTGTTGCACTAGTGGCGCTATTAAATTTATTGTTGGTGTTATCTTGTAGGGCGCTTTGAATATTTGCTAATTCTTCATTATAAGCGTCTTGATATTTCTTATATGCTGCACGGTCAATATCACTAGCATGGTCGGGATCTGCTAGAACTCCAGCCATGAACTGGTTTAAATTGTTATATGCCGTAGTTAAAGCAGTTGTGTCAATCCCATCATCTTTAGCGTTCTGCATGATCACATTATATTGAGATGTTAAACCAGCGAACTGTGAAATGTTATATTGCTTTTCAATGACACTCATTAAGTTGGGATCATTTAAATTGGTGATCCCACCAGCGGCACTATCGGCTGTATTTTGTGCATTTTGTGCAAGCAAGGTATTTTCATCAATATTTACTCCAAAGCTTGCTATTTCTGCCATATTTTAACCTCCTTTCCTGAATTCTATTGGTGTCTTCCATAAGCCACGCAATAAATGAATGGCACTGTTTTCTAATTTCTCATAATTAAATCCTTGTAAAATGTAAAAGCCGCTAGAATCCTTATAAACTCCAATTGTTTCAGGTTCAAAATCATAATGTTCGCTAGTTGTTTGATTTAAAATATCTGTACCAAACCTATCTGTTGTATTTACTTGTTTAAATACTAAAGTTTCGGTAACTAAATTAATGCACCACAATATTGGCTGGTCAACGTGGTTGCTATCGCCCGAATTAATAAATACGTACGGAAAATAAATATCATTGGCTTGTAACGTGTTACTACCAGTGATAGCGGCACCCTCACTACTATATTGTGTTGGGTGGATACCAAACTGAGTTAAATCGAATCGATAAATTGGTAACCAGGAACCATTCTTAGCATCATCAAGCTTGCATACTTCAATCACACCAGCTCCATCACTAGCCATCACCCAACCATGTTCAAAATCTACATTGACACGTTTGTATTCGTCTAAATCACATACAGCAGTGGCACCAGAGCCAATCTTAATTTCTGTGTTAGCTTTCCAGTTAAAATAAGCTAAATGTCCAGATCCGTTTGAAACATCAACAGCGTATTGCCAGATCTGTGGTACACCGTTGACAACTTGGCAACCAAAACTTGCACCATGGCTGCCGCCTTGAAAAATCATAGAATCAACGTAAGTTCCGTCCGGTTTAAACCGATTAAATTCTAGATCGGTGTACTTAGATTGTGGTTGACTACCGCTGTATACCATTGCCCCAATGTACAGGTTATTGGTGGCATCATAGTAGACATATTGCATAGCACCATTGGTAGAATCACCCCAATGATCGTTAGGCATTTTAGAATGTTCAAAATTCAGGACTAAACTATTCTCTGCTGTAATATCCACCTCGGCGGTGTCTTGGATATAGTCACCGTCAATGTGGCACTCAAAATGACCAGTTTCACCATTGTCTAAAATGATTTGATAACCATCATTAGCATGCTTCGTTTCCCAATCGACATCATGAACGCCAGTCGTTAAATCCGATTTATACCAGGTAAAACCGCTTGGACTAATGTAACTAGTGATATTGGTACCGTCAGCCCACACCTGTGCAATGATGGTCTTACTATCATCAACATCACTCCAAGAAGTGCCAAACGGTGTGATTGCTTTAGCGGTGGCAATTGTCTTACCATTTTTGACATCATCTAACAGTCCAGCAATTTGATCGTTCATTTTGTTTAGCAAGTCCTGGATATAACTAGGTGTGGTTGGATGCAGCGTCACAAATTCACCAAACTGCGCCAAGTTCTGTGTGTAATCAGCCTTGCTTGTGGTAATGCTGATAACTCGTGCGTCTATGGCGAGTTCTGGCACCATTTTCCAGTCCGTTCCCCTAATGCTATCGCCAAGGCCTGGCTTAAAATCAGCTGTCGGTACAACTTCATAGCTAATTCGAGGGTGATTAAATAGTTCTAATTGCTTTTTTCCTAAATCTTTTAAAGCCTGATATTGTTTAACATTAGCAAAAGTTACAGTGCCTTCAAGATAAGTACCGTTTTTCCAATTTGGATTATATAAGCGGTTTGCATCGTCATCAACTAAATAGTCCTTACCATTGTTTACACTGGCAATTGTTTCGCCACCAGCGCCCACAATATGCAACTTAGTAACGACTGTGCTATAAACGGTTGTTCGCGTGACACTCATCATATTTTTGCCGTAATCAACTACCCAATGGTTCTTATCTGTTCCGAGTTTGTCAACAATTTGGACAACTAAATCTTTAATATTACCGTCAGAATATAATTCTACATAGGCGTCCATCTCAACATCGTAAGCTTGGAGCATGGTTTGCAAATACCCCATGGCATTTGTGGTGCCATCAAATTCGGTAGTAGTTAGCAACGCAGAAGTTGCTTGAAAATCTAGTTTCCAGTTACTGCCAGTAAATAAAGTCGTAAATGCAGTTTCGGCATTGGCGTCTGTCAGTGTGGTTTTGTCCGGAATGTAGTCGTTCATGTTGGTGATTAGCACGTTTTCTAGCTGATACGTGTTGATGTGCCGACCACTGGCATCAGTCCCGGCATCAACTTCTTGTGAAATATACATCAGATAATAATGCTGGGCATTGCTGTCCCAATACATCAGATAATTATTAGCAGCTACCTTATAGCTATCTGGATAGCCTTCAGCTACTGTAATCTCACCGGTATGATTCCAGTTTTTACTGTTGGCATTTGGGTCGTTATTAGTGTTGAAATTTTGAATGCCAGTTGAAACGTCATCAGTCGTATTGTCTGTATCAGCAATTTGTCTAGTAATTGTGTCATTGCTAAACGGTGTGGCACCGTTGATATCAGTCACACCAATTAATTTCATTTGGCTGTTTAAAATTAAATATTGACTATCTAAACTCAAAAATTATCACTTCCTTTTATGTATGAAAAAAGAGACTTATGAAAAAGTCTCTTCAATCGGTAATTATTTAATTTTCGGCGTGAGTTGCAGTTGGATATCTGCATCTGCTATATCACCCGCAAACATTAATTCATTTACTCGACCACCGTTTAGCTTCGGCCAATTCGTGGAAGCTTGGAAGCCGGCTGGTTCACCATTAATAGTGACTTGCTGATCTTCAGTGTTAACAATAATTTCATCATTGGCATTTGCAATATATTGTGGAGTAAATTTTGTTACTGTGTTTACTTGCATAATCTTGAGATCAGTAATGCTTAAGAACGGTTCGTGATATTTAATTGCTGGACTAAGCGTATCTTCAGTGATTGGATGTTCCATCATAATTCCGCCAATACCGCCAAGATACAATTTACTAAATGTACCTTTGCTGTCATGCCACTTGCCTCTTGCTGAATAAGCATATTTCTTATCTTTATAAGGTAAATGAGTCTTAAGATTATAACGAGTAATGCCCCATGACCAATCATCACCGTCTTTTTCCATCCAAACTTTCCCATAAAAATTACTAAATACATCAGTATTTTCATAATTCTTTACGCTTTTGGTTTTGGTAACCGTCTTTTTTTGGCTGATAACAGTTGTTTTACCGTGCTTACCTTTTTTCTTTTTTTTGATTTTCACTGTCTTCTTATAATGCAGCTTTACGGTCGTATTTCTATTATTGTTTCGTAGTGCCACGCTGCCGTAGCTAGCACAAAAACTATGCATAGATGAGCCAGAAAATTTTCCACCAGGTTTTTGAATTGCCATATATAGATGTGGTGCACAGCCGTTAGCCCCGTAATCTTCGATTTCCATACGGCCAATAGTTTGGCTATTGGGATCAAGTATCAAAAACCCAACTCGTCCCATAGCACGACCGTTATGTGAGCCAGTCCACTTTTGATGATGCAAATAGCCTTCCACGCGCCAATTTTGTAACGTTTTAGTCGGTCCTTTGGTATATTTGAAAATTGGACCACGCCAAGATGTAGTTAAAGATCCCCAATCACGTTGTGTGCCGCTTTTAACCTTGACAATAATCGATTGGCTCGTTGACGCTAAAGTACCTTGTGCTTTAATCGTACCGTTATCAGTAATCGGACTGATTACTGTGCTATCGGTAGTCACATTAGCCAGCGTATTCATGGGATCGTTTACTACGGTTTCATATTTAGGCTGCGGACTAGCTAACTCATCTGCATCATCAGTTCCCACGGCTACTTGCCCGCCGTTAAGCACATAACCGCAATAGTAGATTGCCCGCTTAGGGATAATGCTAATAATTGGCTCCGTTGGTGCATTACCAGCTGGTATAACCTTATTATCAATAGCACCGTTGAGTGCAATTGTCTGCTTTGGCAAAAATCCTCGGGGGTCAGACATGGTAAATTCCAGTGTAAACTGGACATCCGTTACCGTATCACTCATAAAAGCTGGCGTTGGAATCTGCGTAAAGTGACCGTAGTACGTCACATCAGGATTGATACCAAATGTTAATGGATATTCGGTGCCCGGGTCATCATCCAAGTTGATTAATACATTGGTTAAATTCTGCAATGTCTGAACATATACGGTATAATCCACGGCCGGCATAGTGCAAGGTATAGAAATAACTTTGCTCTCCCAGGAAGTCCCATAATATTCATTCCCATATTTGTTTGGAATTGAAACGGTTGATTCACTAATTGTAGGAGCAATCGGTAGTGCCACATGACCCATAACTAGATGCAAATCAGTTCTGCTATTAATTCCACAATACTCAAATTCGTATCTATTCAATCTTTAACCTCCTAACTCAATCCTAAACTGCGATTATATTTATTAGTTTGAATTGCTGCTTGTCGTTTATTTACGTTATAAATCTGCTGTGAAGTTATACCCATTGGTTTTGCTTGGAATAATTGCATAAATTGTCCAATTTGATTAATCAATTGAGAATTTTGAGTAATTAGTTTCTGCAAATAAGCACTATTATCTTCACTAGTATTAGCGTTAGTTATGTGTGAGTTGTTTTTCTTGTCAAGATAAGCAGCTGATTTTCCAATCAATTCCCACGCCCGACTTGGCTTGGACAATGGAATAATTGATTCCAATGTGTTTCCCTCAGAAATGTTAGCCAATTTAGCCACATTATTGAAACCACCATTAGCATACCCATGGCCATTGCCTAAGAATGATAAGCTCTTACCATAACGGTGCTTGGCATAATTTAAACCAGCCACAATATTGTCATAGCCATTCCAGATTGATCCGCCTTTAGAATAAGCTTTAAATGTACCAGGCTTAACTTGCATCAAGCCTTCTGCATGCCCATCACTTAATCCGTCAGTGCCACCCATAGCCTTAGGGTTACCACCTGATTCAGTACTTATTTGACGTAAAACTTTAGCAACCATTGAACCTGACGTTGACAGATTCAACGATGCCAAGGCTTTTTTAACCAGTGGTTTCCAGCGGCTAACCGAATTACCAGCAGGGTTACCATACGATCCACTCGAACCAATGCCAAACTTGTTAGCTAACTTTTTGATCATGCTGAAGAATCCAGAGCCAACTTGGCCTTTGATGCCTTTTGCACTAGTCTTGCTAGACTTACCCTTATTAGGATTTACCATTGACCAAAGTTTGCTCCACCATGATTTAACAAATGATTCTACTTTGCCAAAAGCTCCCTTACTAAGCTGCCGAAATACGCCTTTAGTGGTGCCTTTAGAATATTTAAATAAGCTTTCGACCGATTTAATTGGGTGTTTAATGATCTTAACTGCAGTTGTAAAAAGCTTTTTAAGCCAGCCGGCGTCTTTTTTGACTGTTGAAACAACACCAGAAGCTGCATTACTGATCGTGCTGCCTAAACCGCTGAAGAATGAGCCAATACCACCAGATGCAAAGTGAGAGATACCTAATTGTGGTGCTAATACAGCAGAATCGTGTGCATTTGCTACCTCATCACCAGGCATAAGAAGCGTATTGGCATTATTACCCTTCATATATTCCACATTCCCAGTAGCCTTGCGAAAAATCAATTCTGGGTTCTTAGCACCAGGCTCATCGTTAACAACTGCCGGTGTGATCTGATTAATTGACTTGCGAAAACCACTAGATAACGAACCAGTACCAGTTGCAAAATGAACTTTTCTAAGTCTTCTAATAGCGTGTTTCTTACCGCCAAATGCGTGAATAACAGCGTCAATACCATTGATGCCGGCATTAATAATGCTGATTACACCGTTAATACCGTTTTGGGCGTGTCTCTTAATCGACTTCCAAATATCGCCGAAAAAGTCACCCACTTTTTTCCACGCTGAATGCCACGTCCTTTTTATGCTGGACATGGAGCTACTAATAACTTTTTTCAGTTTTCTCATGATTGAACTAGCCTTGTGATATACGGAAACAATTGGATCAACCGCATATTTTTTGATTAGTTTCCATGCAGCTTTTGTGTGACTCTTGATGCCTTTCCAGGCATTTTTAATGCCCTTCACGATTTTTTTAACAATATATTTATTAATTGCATTCCAAACTTTTTTGACGGGGTGGACTACGTATTTTTTAAATAAATTCCATGCCGATCTGGTAACTGATTTAACATCTTTCCAGGCATTTTTAATGCCCTTCACGATTTTTTTAACAATATATTTATTAACCGCGTTCCAAACTTTTTTGACGGGGTGAACTACGTATTTTTTAACTGCGTTCCACGTAGATTTGGTAACTGATTTGATGCCTTTCCAAGCTGACTTGATGGCTTTAGAAATATAATTAATAACCGCTTTAAAGGGCTTTTTTATTTTCTGCCATGCTTTAATCGCTAGGCCAACAACCAATGCAATTGGAATAACTATTGCTAATTCTAAAACTCTACCAATTGGCTTTAAAATTGATTTGATTATACCAACAACCTTGCCGAATGCTTTACCAACTGATTTGCTAAAACCGACAATTGATTTAATTACTTTGCCGAATGCTTTACCAACCGATTTGTTAAAACTAGCAATCGGTTTAATTACTTTGCCGAATCCTTTAATAAACGATTTAGCCCAGCTTGCAATAGCGTCAGCACCGGAACGAGCATAATAGCCCGCTTTTGGCAATAATCCTTTTGGCGGCTTTACGTTTTTGCCTTTTTTGTTCCATCCATCTGTAAACTGCTTAGCAGCTTTGCCGCCCCAGCCACCAATCACTTTACCGATTGTTGCACCAAGAGCAGCACCTAATGGACCACCGAAAAATAAACCAATGCCACCACCGATGGCAGTACCAATTCCTTTACCTGCATCTTTAAACTTTTTATCTGGGTTTTTAGCCTTAAACGCACCATAGATATCCAGCCCAGCACTAGTCGCCACACCGGCACCAGCAGCACCAGTTGCAAGCTTTCCACCAGTATTTAGCGAATTCCATTTATTGCTTATACCTTTACCATTACTAACAGCACGAGAAGTGACTGGTGCAGTCATCTTTTTGTTCAGTTTTCCAGACCAGTTAACCATGGTTTTTAATCCAGAAATTGAAGCTCCAATGCCTTTAGAAATGCCACCAATTGCAAAGGATACTGGACTAATGGCTGCTAAAGCCAATCCAAACCCAACCGTTAGTTTTTGCACTTTTGGAGACATTTTACCGATCCCGTCTAATATACCCGCTAATTTTACGGCAATTTTAGTAATGTAAGGAAGCACATTCTTTGCAAACATAATCGAAACAGCTTCGCCAGCCTGCTTATATTTAGCAAGTTGGTTTTGTGCGGTTTTCATGTTCTGACTAGCTAAAGTTGCCACATAACCTTTGCCATTGTGCTGTTTATCAGAACGAGCAACTTGATCATTTAATTTACCAAGTTGATCAGCATTTTGTGCTAAAATCAGTCCGGCCTGTTGCCCAGTCGTGCCAAATAACGAGTGAAAGAGGTTGGTCTTTTCATTTTTGCTCATTCCTTCAGTATGTGATTTCAGCAGGCCGAAGATATCGGTCATAGACTTCATATTACCTTTTTTATCTATGAAATCCTTGGTTGATAAATTCATAGCTTTTAGGGCACTGGTCCCGTTTTTTGTGGGTGAAATCAAGCTATTAATTGCTTTTCGTAAACCAGTACCGGCTTTATCTGCTTCAAGGCCATTATTGCTTAATAGGCCCATTGCAGCTGCAGTTTCAGACAGACTAAATCCAGCTTGATGGGCTGTTGAGCCAACATAACTCATGCCAACTCCTAGATCACTAAAGCCTGTTGATGTTAAGTCAGCAGCATACGCTAGTTGGTTAGTTACTTTTTTAGTATTTCTGATCATTCCTGCTGTGGACTTTGTTCGTAGCCCAAATGCTTCAAGTGTCTGAGACGATACACTTACAACATCTTTAAAATCATCACCAGAAGCAACTGATGCTTGAAGCTCTGAACGCATTGCGCCCAGCGCTTGCTTGCTTGAATAACCTCGCTTTACTAAGGCTTGATAACCATCGGCAATACTTTTTTGTGATTTTCCATATTTAACAGCATCAGCCGCGGCATCATTCTGCATTTTATTAACTCCAGAAATGGCGGCCTTTTGTGTTTCACCACCATTTTTGATTAAGTTAGTTGTTTGCTTGAATGAGTTTTGCAATTCAATAGCTTTTTTAGAACCATAAACAAATCCTGCTCCCACAGCTAATGAAGCGGTTGAGCTTGCCCTGCCAAACGCAATTGCCTTCTTGCCAGCACTATTGAGCGACTTAGACAGTAATGCCCCCTTATCAGCCACTCTAGCCATTGTTTTGGACAGCCCACCTGTTGATTTATTTAACGATTTTGTCTTCATCCGAGTTTCGGCCATTGCCTTGCCAGTCTGATCTAGCCGTGTTTTTTGCTTAAGATAAGCTTTACTAGTTTTACCAGATGCACTAGCAATCTGTTTAAGCTCCTTTTCTTGCTTATCGTATATTTCTGACATCTGATCATACTTAGTGTGTAAGCCAGTCAACTGTTCCCGATTAGCTTCATTTTCTTTGCCTTCGGCGCGCAAGCGAGAAACATAAGTTTCAGAAGCGCTTGATGCCATCTTCATAGTTTTATTCATATCAGCCATGCCAGATTTATAATATTCAAGGCTGTTCTTAGCTCGTTTTTGTTCGCCAGTTAAACTAGAGATAGATTTTTTTGCACTGGTAATTATTTTTTCCTGCTTGGCAAATTCAGTACGGCCTTCTTCAGTTTGAAGATTAAGACCTTTTTGTGCTTTCCTAGCATCAGCAATAATATTGTTTTGTGCCTTAATTGCCCGTTCGCTATCTTTTACCTTTCCAGCATAGGCATCTGTAACTTGCCCGCCAGATCTTAATTCGGCAAAATTAGCACGCATTTCAGACTTAAGCATTGCGGCTGTTGATTTCAATTCCTGCATTGATCGTTTCATACCATGGTCATTTAAAAACACATCAAAATTCAGTCCTGCCGTTTTACCCATATTATTCATTTCCTTCCTTTGTGTAGATATAAAAAAATAGCCCCCGAATATTCAGGGACTAAAATAATGAAGCAATGCCACCGCGTTCTTTTAATTCTTCACCAGTGATTGTTTCATCTTCTTTTTTCATTGAAGCTTTTAAAATTTCTTGAAGTTCAAAATAATCAGCATTTTCAACTTCGTCATATGACCAGTGAAAATAAACAATTAATTGCTGCTCAAAATTCAATAAATCGTTATATTGCTGATCAATGGTTATTTTTTTGCCGTTTTCTCTGTAGCCTCACCACCATTGACCTGTTGAATAGTCTTAGCTAATAGCTCCATAGCTTCGTTTAATTCCAAGTCATCTAACTTTTCCAAATCTTTTTTGTTTAATTTAATAACATTTTTAAAATAGTCTTGAATTGTGTCCATTACTTTCAGGATAAAATCCATTTCAGAATCATCACTATCGACATTTTTTTCATTTTCAGAAAGGTGCATTGCCCACTTTGCAATTTTTACTGACTTGCGAATGTTTTTCATTGAACCTTTAACTTCATGATCATGATTAAAAACTTTTACTTTCATTTTTTATATCTCCTTTATTTTTTAAAATATGTATCCGGGAAAATCCCGGTTTAAAACTACGATTTTGAAGCAGCTGCTGTACCAACTGGAAACAAATCGGCTTCAAATGCATCTAACTCGAATTTATCATCTGATGCATAGCCCTCATTGTAATATTGGCCATCTGACAAACGGCCTTGGCACTGCATAGTTACCGAATCAGTTGTTCGTTGTTCGGTATCTTGATTAGACTTGAGAGTAGTATCACCAGGCACCAGAATGCCTTTATAGAAACCGTAGTAAATTCCCAATCCGTTTTTATCGTGAGTAACCAATTCAAGTGATACGTCTTTTGAACGTGTTGTTGAGCCTGCGCGCCAAGCACCAGTGGTTTCGTCTTGAACCATGCCGGTTAGATAATTAAGGATTTCAGGCGCAAAGCTGTTAACCGATAAAACAACTTTAAGTGATCCAACACCACGACCAGAAATACCAGTCTGTTGGTCACCACCAAAATATGGTGAATACGTTGCTGCTTCACCAGTAATTTCTGCACTAATAACACCGTCTGAATTAGTTGGCGTCAATGTATAGATCCCATTTAAGGCGTTATTTGTTACGATTTTTTCGTTAGCATCTTGTTCTGCTAACTTTGCTAAAGCAAAACCAATTTTTGTAGCCATTTAAGCTACCTCCTTCACATGATTAAATTTATAAGTTATAACGATCGTTTGATTGTCCGGTGTATATACATGCCCTGATATATCAAATGGCCGGTATTCATTTTCCTGTAATAAATTTAGAAAGTTATCTTCTAAAGAATCTACGTCAATCGTTGTTTCTTTTGGATAGTAAATTTGCACTTGCAATTCTTCATTCATCGAATTAAAACGATCACCACCATAATTTGTAGGATCCTTTAGAATTTCTGTAACTAAAAAAACAGGATCCGTAAGACTTACGTTTCCTGAATTAATTGAGTAAGCATAGACATTTTTCATATTTAAGTTATTGCTAATTAAGTTTTTTAAAATGTTGGCGGACATTATGCACCACCAGCCTTTCGCTTAACGATTTTTTTGACTTCTTCAGTCATGGTCTCGTTCATTTTATTTTCAGATTCTTGTGCTGCCTTTTCCCAAAAATGAAGGCCTTCTATTTTTTTACCATTACGTTTATTTTTCCAGCTAGAATCCCAGCCATCATTTATAAAGCGTGACACAGCAGCCTTTTTAGTTTTTTTGTCAAAGCCAACTCGTGCAGAATTATTTTTCTGTCGTTCAATGCGTAATGATTCTCGCAAATGATACTTTTCGTTGACGTTATCCCGTTCAGGTATCATTGGTTTTACATTATCCACAAAGACCTGTGCCGTTTTCTTATTAACTTCGAATAGTTCATCGTAAGATAATCCTTCAGCCAGCTTATCTAGTGCACTTGTAAAACCAACATCTGAAGTCTTACCACCATCACTCATGATCTAACACCCCTTTTTTAAGAGTGATCAAATCATAACTAACCGGATTGGTATCATCAATTGAGTTATTAGTAATTCTATAAATTGCATCACCAATTTTCACATTTGTGTCTTTTTCCACAGATGGATTATGGCGAATGCCAATCATACGATCATAGGTGACACCGTTGCCTTCAAGCATTAACTGTTGGCCAATGCTCTGACTATAGCCGAATGCTCGTAACGTCTTATGAGTTTGAAAGCCTTGGATTGCTTGCCCGAATGAATTTGTTTTATCGGTGTCGCCATAAGTTCCAAACTCAACTTTTAATTGGAAACGAGATGTATCAATCTGCATTTTCGTCACCGCTCTCTGTCAATGAGTTCAATGCGTAAATTCGATTAATCATTTCAGAAAAACCAGCCGGGTATTCACGTGTGCTACCATTGTTTCCACGATTGAAATACCAAAAGTCTACAAGTGTTCTAACAGCGGTATTAAATAATGGCTGGCTACGTAAAAAATCTAGATTGATTGTTGTAGAAACCATACTAGAAATTTCTATTTCTGCCGAATTTATTAAACCTTGAATCACATTTTTGTCCGTATCCGTATCCACGGCCATGTAATCTTGCATATCATCAACCGTTACCATTCAATCACTCCATTCTACGAAGCACTTGAACTCGATGCGGCGCTAGAGCCACCATCGTTTCCAGATGGTGCTACTATTTTGACGCTGTTACCGTCAAGAAATATCCAGCTTTCGCATCAGCAGAACTTACACCATAACGTAAGACACCTGCTAAGTATTGACCATAAACTTGGTCGTACTGCCATGAGATGGAAACTTCTTTACGATCCGCAAACAATACAGCTCGTTTTAAATCACCAACAAAGGCATGTGCTTCTCCGGCCTTGCCAAGTAAAGTATCACCAACCTTATATACCGGAACACCTAGCAATGTTGCACCAGAACCACTTGTGACGTCTTGATGGAAGATATATTGACCATTAGCATCTTTTAAAGTATCTAAAACGTTATAAAGTGATTGAGATGCCACAATTGCAGGAACATATGCTGGATCCAAATCAACGTTTAAAATGTGCTTCAAATCATCAACTAAAGTACCTGATGTGGATGACTTAGCAGTAAACGCTTCAAGAATCGCTGCGATATCTTTATTGGTTGTGTTAACTCGTTTTTCATTAATGTTTTGGCCAACCAAAGCCGTTAAATCAACTTGTGCGTCATCAATAGATTCTTGTGATAAGGTGATGGCACCACGGTGAGTATCAACTGACCATTTAATATCTGTAAATTCAGGCTTTGCTAATGCAGGATTTTCTTTTAATTCTTCCACACTAGGAAAAGTATCATCCGCACGTTTTAAAATTGGATATGTGCCACTCGGATTGGTAACAGGTGTGCGTGTAACCAGTGTTGACAAATCAACCACGCTATTTACTTCAGCAGATGGATTATAGATAATCTCTTCTGGAATAATTGGCTCAACATCAGGTGATGTGATACCAGTTGCATCATCGCGAACGGTTTTGTGACGAATATAGTCATTAATTTGCTTTTTAGCCTTATCTAATGGAGATACAGTTTTAGGTGTAATATCTTTGCCTTCTGTATTATCTTCCACAGGGTTATCCTCCATTTCTGCAATTTGCTCGCGCAAATCATCACGAATAGCCTTCTCATTTTTAAAATCATTTTTGAAGTCTTTCACGGCTTCTGCATCAACAGAGTCATCAAGCAACGCTGTATTAATTTTGTTTTGTAAATCAGCACATTTCTCTGACGACTTGCGATATTTATTTTGTAACTTTGAAATAACGTTCATATTGTTATTCCTCCTTTAAAATTTTCAATTTATTGTTTAAAATACTTTGATGTGAATTTTTAACATCATCAATTTTTGCTGTGCTAAGAGCCTTTAATTTTTCAATTGCTTGCTTTGAAATTAATGGAGAGAGCGAATTGGTTACTGCCAATTCTTTATCATTCTCTTGCACCTCATCGGCAAATCCTTGATCAACAGCGTCTTGTGCCGTTAACCACGTCTCATTATTCATAAGATTTAAAACTTCTTCTTGCGACTTACCAGTTTTCGCTTGATATGCAGCCGATAAAGCTTTATCAACAGTGGCCAGCATAGTTGCATCGTGTGATAGATCATTTGTATTGCCAGCAGATTGTGTGGAAGCCCTATGAATCATCATTAAAGATGTCGGTGCCATTTTTACAACGTCACCACTAACAGCAATAACAGAAGCAGCAGAATAAGCAGCGCCTTGAACAACGGTGGTTACTTTTCCAGAATAGTCATGAATTAAACTAGCAATTTCGGCTGCACTTTCTACAATGCCACCTGATGAAGCGATATCTAATTCCACATCATCACCATTCGCGTCATTTAGTGCTTTTTGAAAAGAGGCCGGATTAACATTGGCAATGCCAACGTTATCTAGGATTGTTCCCCAATCACTATCCATAACTTCACCTTTAATTGGTATTTTGACTGTCATCGTTATCACCACCTTCTGTTGGAATATTAGGGACTGGCAAATCTTCTGGTAAGTAGCCATCTCGTTGTAACAAAAACTGTGCTTGATTGCTGGTAATCGTACCAGCCGTCATCATTGAGTTAATCTGATTAATCTTCAATGAATCATCCACATCAATCATGCCTTTTATATCTAACTGCAAATCAGGAGCATTGAGCTTCTCTCTCAATTCATCAAGAATTGGATTAACATCCGTGTTTAAGGTCATTAAATATGTGCCTTTAATCTGATCAATATTAGAATGCTGACTTTCAGTGGTTGAACCGCCACCCATCATGTCTACTGGAACTCCATAAGCTTTAGCAATATTATTAGCCGTGTATTCGCCACTTTCTTGCAGTTGCTTTAGGATATCTTGCTTAATTTCAAACGGTGTGTACTTCATGGAGTTGTCTAACACCATTACTCCACCGTTATTTCCTTCGTTCTGTTTTTGAAATTGAGCTTTCATAGCTGTTTTTTCTTCATCAGAAGCCTTCAAGGTATCCCAATTAAGCACACCACCAGGATTAATTGCATGAGTAATAGCATTAATATTGGCTTTTTTGCTGTTATTAGAAATCATGGTTTCATAAGATAGGCTTTCCAGTGGCGACATTCCGACTAAATAACGGTATTTTGCGTCTGGCATCAAACGAAAATGGAGCATCTCACCTTGAGATAACTCCATTTTTTGTCTTCCATTGCTTTCCGCAATCGTGTATTTAATTCCTTGATTACCTTTTAAATAATTAATTTGAACATCCGAAGGTGGCACCTGCTCCAAACCATGCCCACGGATAAATGGAACATAAGCATTACCAGATAACAGTAATTGAACCAATACACCTTGCCAGAAGCTAAAGCGTGATATCAATTGGCTTGGTTTATTCAAAATATCCGAAACATAGGAATTTTCAGTTTTAAATTTTGCACTTGCCACGTCAGATGAAATTCGATTAATCACACTATAAATATCACTATTTTTTAAAGCCCCACTAGCATCTGCCATCGTTATTTTTTTACCCGCAACAATCTGGTACAATTCAGGGTTGAAGCCGTGTGTTGATGGATAATACATATTCTTAATATTTGACCGACTAAGTAGTCCCATTAGTTACCACCTCGATCGTCAATCACCTTAATGATTGCTAGGATAATAAAGGTGATACCTGTAGAGAATAACCCAATCAACCAATTTACTAGCCAAAAACCAATGTTTAATACAATTAACCCAATTAAAAACATAATCACCTGACCGTATAACTGATAGAATTTCGTGGTATCACCTCCATTTTTGTCTGTTCACATACTATAGCGTAGTCGTTGTGCGAGTTTGATTAAAACAAAGTCATATTATTAATTAATTTCATTCTATCTTCTGCTGATAATGTATCAGCATATGTCTTTTCATTGCTTGGATCGTCATAATCCTTCCAATAAAAACGCCCAGTGCTATAAGCGTCAACCAGTGCATCAACCGTATCAATATGATCAGTGTTAGAATTAACTCGATCAACTTTAATAAATCCAGCCGCATCTACATGCATTACCGAATTTTCTAAGCTTGCATGCATGATTGGATCATTATCAATCATAATTTCGTGCCGGCCAAAGTCTTCTTGCAATGCCTTGGTTGTGTTATTAAGGTTATAAGATGTTTGTTTAACTGGTACGATATTCCAATCTTGATGATTATTCTCAATTAAACTAGTGAAATCATTAGACAAGGCCGCATCATAAAGGATGGCCTGCACTTTTAATTGATGTTTTGCCACATAGTTAACCACATAATCATAGACTTCACGCAAATTTATAAATCCTTGTGGATCACTGGTAATTTTACAGAAGCCCTGTTTCTCTACCTCACGATATTCTATATTGTCCTGTTTCTCTTTGGCCTCAACCGACTTAGCTTGTTTCCATGGAATAAAACTAAAACTGTGAGCATAAAATTTCTGATCAACTGGAAATAAAAATATTAGTCCAGTATTATCGTTAACCATTGAAGCATCAAAGCCAATATAAACTGGTAAATTATCAATTTTTGGTGGATTATCTGTTGTATTTTTCTGAATATCAGAAATTGGAAACAGCCCGTTGGCAAACTTCTTGCTCCAAATATTCATGATTTTAGTGGCAAACTCTGACAATTTACCCTGTGCTTCCATATTCTCACGTTCTGCAATTGCTCCCTGAACTAATGATGGAGTAAGTTTACTGCCTTTTAAGAATCTAGGATTAGATTTTTCCCATAATTCAGGCTGCATAATCTCCTGTTCATTGTCTTGTTCATAAACAATAGCAAAAATTGATTCGGATTCATGTGAATCGGTATCCTGCATTTTCTTTTTCATACTGTCTTGCATAGTTTTAAAGGATGTGTGCACGTCTGGATACGCAGTTGATATTTGAATAAATAAAGCATTCGGTAACTTGGTTTGCCCAGAAGTAATTTTGCCTAAGACAGCATTATTGTTTTCTTTTAAATCACCAGCTTCATCATAAACTCCCAAAATAGCATGGAACCCATCTAGCCTTCCTGATTCAGCAGATTTAATCTGAATAATGTTTTGGTGATTGTCTGATAGTTCAGTTTTCTTAACCATTGTTCCAATATTCTTACCGTATTCATGAAATGGTTGGCCTACATCAATCAATCTAGAAATCTGTGGACTAATATCACGCCATAAAATCTTTGCCTGATCGGTATTATTACTAGCAATCAAAATTTGCTGATTATATTTGTCCTTTGCCACAATAAAATAGTAAAAGCTGGTAATAATACTAGATATCCAAGTCTTGCCGTTTTGCCGTGCCATCGAAATAACGGCTTGATGAAACCTGTTACCACCTGTTTCAACATTCCGCCATCCAATCAATGACGCTAAAATAAATGCTTGCCATTCTTGTAATTTAATTGTTGAATTCATATCAGAAGGATTAGGAGATAATTCTGCAAAATATAAAATAGCATTAGCAAAATTAATATCATAATTATAGTGAAATTCAGAATCATTCTTGATCCGTTTTAAGTCGTTCAAGTGTCTTAAACAAGCTAACTGCACAAATTGACCGGTTACATATTGATCAGAAAATAAAACATCATATGCATATTTGGTACCACGGTCTGAATATTTTTGTAACAAATCTACATAATCACTTTTTTTAACTGCTTTTTTTATATTCTCAATTTTATCTAACAGCATCAGAAATTAACCTTCTTAAATGGATTAGGCGCTTCCTTGGCTTCATTTTTACTTTGTTTTGGTAGTAATTCTGCACGAGCAGAGGGCGACAAGCCTAATTCCGCACCGATAGTTTTCATATTTTTAATTGCATCATTTAAATTATTAACTGCTGGATTACGCTTGTTTCCTTTATAGTTTCGCTGGAATTTTCCGTTTTCGTCCACAATCGGATCGCCATTACCATCCAGTGCAATTTCATATAGCTGTGTAACTGCTTTATCCTTTTGAATATTTTCGAATGAATCACGAAAAATCTGATAACTAATGCAATAACTTTCAACCATTGAAACATCTACATCTTTTAAAATAGATTTTTTAGTTAAAAGTTCATCGGTAATCATTCGCCACATATCTGCAGCATATTTTGATTTTTGCAGCGAAATTGGCACCCGCTTTTTCAATGGTTCATAGTCCTTTTGTTCGTGAAGTATTTCACGAACTTTCTCTTTCTTATCAGCACGGGTAACGGTTGTTAAATCAAGGTTCCTTTTACGTCCTGCATGATGTTCATTCATAAAAAATAGCTCCTTTCTGAAATTTTTAAAAAATACAAAATATTTTTGAGAGGACAGGTTGGATGTGAGCTTCCCTTAATATCAACCCTGCGGGGCCCTATCGATTATTTTTTGCTAATGATTTCAATTATTTTTTCTTTTGTAAATTCTTTTGAAATATCTAAGTCGTGAATAAAATCGCCATTAAATTTTTCGTTTTCTAGCTCAGTTTTAAAATAATGACACCTACCACAGATTACCCACAAATTACTGACTGTATATTCCAACCGCTTATCTACTCTTCTAGGGATGATGTGGTCTACATAGACACGTTCAGCATGCTTACCACAACATTCGCAAATGTGCATAGAATCTCTACGCAGTTCTCGTGATAGTAACTTCCAATGACGTGATTGATAGAATGCATTGGCTTCTTTATCTCGATCAAATTGATTGTAGTGTCGCTGGTCATGACTATATGATTGCTTGCGATATTGATCACGTCTTGATTCGTAAGCAGTTTGTTCGGATTGATGAGCTGAACAATAACGACGGTCAGCAGTTGTTAGATTGTGACAGCCAACATGTGTACAGATATGCATCTTCATAGTTTGATTGCCTCCCAATTCAAATGATGCTTGTCCATTAGTTCGTTGATGTTATCCACCATCTGATATGTACTATGAATGTTCTCAAGGCCTAGTAGTTTAAACATCCGGATAGGTTCGTCCACATCTAACACATCACAACAAACATCACTATCCCAGTTGCCTTTAATAATTGAATGCAAAGCGTCGTAGTTGTTGAATTGAATAGCCATTGCCAATTGAGAGATTAGCTGCGTGGTGTGATGCTCTTGATAGTTAATTACATTATCAACATCCGTTTGTTTGATATTCTTAGTATTAAATTGTTTCTCAATGCCACGCATCTTCCATGCCAACTGGCGATCAGTCAACTCATATTCATCCTGTGTCCACTTGACACCATTGGTTAAACAATCATAGATAAACTTACGTGTGTCTGCATTGCGAACATAAAGCTTAAGATATTCAGATAAAGCTTGTGGATCTATTTGCAATTGTTTAGCAGTATTACGATTCAACAGGGTAAGCTGCTTAGCCTTAGCTAATTCTTCCTGATCACGTTTGCTAGACTGGGCAAGGTTGCGACGTGCATCCATATAGCCACGCGTTATAATTTCAAACAATACTAAGTGGTCTTCATTATTAATTGCTTCATAGATAGCTATATCATCAGCACTGTGTAGTCTTTGATAACTGTCTAATCGTTTACCAACATAGAGTGCTAGATGACTATTAGCGTCAACATAGGATAGTTTAAAGCTACTCATTAAATAGTGAATATATAGTTGTGACCAATTGCTGGTAATCAATTTATGCAGTACATCATTATTAACTTTTAATGTCATCAAAAATAACGCTCTCCCTTACTGTCACATGCAATCCGTGGTATAATGTAATCACATAGATTGATGTGACGTTCTGGGCAGAACGTTATTTTTTTGGAGTAATATAAGTCATGATATAAAGAACATAAGTACATTATATTACCAGTCATATATAATTTCAGCATTGCAGTTTTGTTAATTAATCTGCTTACCAGAATGACGATTGTTATGCCGCGATAAACCAAATTCGGCTTTAATTCTATACAGCGTCGTTTTATCTAAGTTCATCATTTCAGCAACTTTAATATCAGTTAATTTAGGATTATTTTGTTTATATTTCATGTACTGAACAATAATAGCTGCATGATCATCAGGAGTTATTCTTGGCTTAATTCTAAGATTATGATATTCGCAAAAATTGTCTAGCCGTTCTAATGCTCCTGTTTCATTGCGTTCATAAGCGTCTAGTAAATTGCCTAATTGCACAAACATTTCATGATTTTTTAACAAATCGATCACCACCATTCCATTTCTGATAATTTATTGGTTTAGTCATTTCTTATCACGCCTTCCAATGTGTTCGCTATTAATTTGCGTCACTGCCTACACTGTAGCCATGTTTCTTGACTAGTTCAACGTCATTAGTATTGTACACTTCATAGCCTTTAGATAGTAAGCGTGAAATGTAGATGTAGTTATAAAATACTGCCACAACCAATTGAATAATCAGAGCTATAACCGGACTAACGGCATAACCTGTTGAAACTAATATGCAGAATACGCCAAATGCTCCTAACCAATCTCCCCGAAATACTGGTGCAAACGTGCCAAAGAAAAATGTTGTCCACGACATACCCAGTGGGGATGATTTGATCTTACCGTTTTTCTTGTCAATAAATTTAACCTTGTGTCCTGCGTCTTCAAATAATGTTTTAAAATTCATAGTTTTTTCCTCTTTCTTTATTTAATATTTCTTCGGCATCCTCAAGGGTTACCTTGCTCCAATCTAATGGAATATTGTCACGTTGCTTCAATTCTTCGATATTTTTATCTGTGAATTTGGTTTTGTAGCCGTTGCCTTCAGATTTATCGGCTATACTCATCTTACCGGTAAAATTATTGATTTTTAAATAGCCGAGCACATCATCATAAACCTTTACGTAGTGTTTCTTTCCTTCCGCCCTTTCATCTAGTGGGGTCATCGCAAGCTCTGCTAATATCATATAAAGCTTATTACTGAACGGTAGCTGTTTAAAACGATTTTCATGCCATATTACGTTAACGTAATATGGTTTTTCTGTCGATACATAAGCAACTTCTAAGCTTTTGTAATTTACATTAAAATAGTCAACTCCCTCATAAGTTGTGACACTATACTTACTTGATAATGCTTCAATCGCTTTCTTTGCTTCACTGTACTTCATGATTATTCCTCCATTTGGTAACCGTATAGCCATGCGCGTGCAAACAATTCTTCGTGCTTAATATTTACTTCACGGTCATTATCTGTAAGCCATCGTTCGATTTCATCGGGCATACAGTCACACATGTATTCTGGCTGCATAGCACTGCCAACACCAATGCGACTTGGGCTATGCGGAATATCGCGTTTACAATAGTCAATATAATCTGCTACAAACTTAGGTATTTTAACTTTAGGTATCAACTTTGAAACATCATATTCTTTATTACTTCCTAGTCCATAAATGCTGTTGTATACTCCAGGAGCACTCAGCTTTTCTCCGATTTCTTGCCCTGTCATTATTCCTCACCCTTAACTAATTCAATCTGTCCATCTGCTTCACTATCTGGTTTAGTCATTTATTTATCCTCCAATAATCTTTAATGCATCATCTGTGCTTCTTGCCACACCGTATAAAACGGGAAAATTTTTAATCATTACAGCAAATTGCTCTTGATCATGTCGCAAACGACCAGTTTTATTTCAATTTCCTACTATTTTTAAAATGGTAATAAAATCTCACATATTACCTGGTTAACTTCTTTACTATTCAAATTTTTAAAAGCATCAAATGTTTCCCTATCATTCATGTATAAGTACTTCCCATGTGCATTCCACCAAGTAATCGTTCTAAACAAATCATAGTTGTGATCTTCGAACGCTTGGTTGAATGCCGTTCTGAATATAATTTGGTCTTTAGTCATTTATCTCACCCGCTAACTCGTATACGACTAATTCAACACGTGGATTGTCAGAATAATATTTATTACTTTTCGTACTTACTATTTGTGCATCATCGACCCATACTAAGCCTGTGCAGGCGTCTGTCACGGCTTTGAAGTAATTATCTATGTCACCCTTAATAACCGGCCTGTGAGCTCCTGATAGTCTTAGAGCACGTTCTCTTTTTGTAATACTTTTTTGAATTGGACGATAAACTTTTAATTCAACATTTAAGGCACCACTTAACAGTTCGTCATGAAATTGTGCTTTAACTTGCTGCTTTACTAACTTTTTATAGTCCTTTGATTTTTTCGGATCATACGTCTGTACAAACTTTCCTCTGCTCACAAACCTGGGTCGGCCTTGTGGTACCGGCTCGCCTGAAATTAAAAATGTAAATTCTTTCATATCACTAACTCCAGTCACCCTTATTTTGTCTTCTCTTCATTTCGTCTAACAGTTCAATCCAACCCATGTTGGCCTGCTCAATTGCATTACATGTGGTTAAGTCGCCCTCATGTTCAATCAGCAAGGCTTGAATATACTTCTCACCGTTCTCAACAAACTTCCATCCTTGCCGTTTTTCTAATTCTGCATTCCAAATTGCTTGCCAAACCATGTGAACACGTTCATAGTCCATTTTCTTAATATGTGCAAACAAAACTGGGTTCATTGGATCGCCTTTTTGTGCTGCTTGTAACTTTAACTTCATTCGCTGGAAGTGTGCTGCTCTCTGCAGAAACAGCTTCACCCCAACCGATTCAGTCAAACCACTATCAGCCATCACGGCGTCATATTGCGGCTTATTCATGTACGCCATTATCTGTAACCTCGATAAACTTCATAGACTTACCACTAAATGCAAAGTTCACGTGGCCTAAACGTCCTTCACGGTTTTTGGCAATCGTAAATTGGATAACGTCTTGACTGTCATATGGCTTATGAAGAAACGCAACTACATTACTATCCTGTTCAACTGATCCTGATTCACGTAAGTCTGATAGCATAGGTGTTTTATCTTGGCGATTCTCAACCCCACGATTAAGCTGCGACAATGCAATGACTGGAATGTTGAACTCGTTGGCCGTCACTTTTAATTGACGAGTAATCTCACCAACTTTTACATAACGATCTTGATCACCTGAAACATCAACTAAACCAATATAATCAACTACGGCTAGGTATTCGTTTGGTTTGGCCTTAGCAGCGTTCTTCCTGATAACGCCTAATATCTGATTCAAATTAAGTGTTTTATCGAAAACCCTAATCTGTCGTGATTTGAAATAATCAACACTTTGCATAACCAATTTTTTTAGTATCGGACTAAGACTAGCTGGATCGCGTAAAGCTGTACTAGATATTCCTGTATTGCGTGAGATCAACCGATTCAGCATTTCTCGTTTATTCATCTCTAACGTGAAATAATCAACATGAAGTTTTGGGTCAAGCTTAGTAGCTTCATAAACCATGTTAAGTGAAAACGCCGTCTTACCAACAGATGGACGTGCACCAATCGTAAATAACATGCCACCATACAAACCACCGCTCACAAACGTATCAACTTGGGGATAAGTCTTGATTCCAGTTGGCTGTGGATGATCGAAACTATTAACCAACTCGTCAATCTGCGCTGTCATATCACCACTATCACTTTGCTCTTTCAGATCTTGAATCTTATGCAAAGTTTCCATTAGCTTTTCTTCGTTTTCTTCAAACGGAGATTTCTGCCAAGCTTCCACGTTTAATTCCATCTCGTGGTTTAATGCCAATTTATGCAGGCTCTTAACTAAACTTTCTAAATTAACATCCGTTAGATATTCAGATCTGATAGTACTCAAATCGCCAAAACTTAAGTTAGCTAGATTCTTCGAGGCCTTACCATAAATACTCATCAAATTTGGATTTGATTCTGCTAGATCATTTACAGCTTTATAAATTGCCTGGTAATCATTAACGGCAAACCAATCTGCATTGATATTGACCAAATTTACATCTGCTGGTTTGTTCAACAGAATTGCAATAATACTGCGTTCAATTTCGTTATTCACTTTCTAATCGCCTTCTTGCCTTTTCCTCTATTGCTTTCAAATCTTCCTCTTGCTCAGCTGCTGCATCTGTTGCCGTTCTTTCTCTCTCGGCGGAACCTCTCTGCTTTCTTAGACCCTGTGGTTCAGGGAAGCCCTGATTCAGATAGTTATCAAAATGACTTGGTGCAAATAATGTACTAGGTTGCAAATATTGATAATGTTCTGGATCATTTTTCCATTCAGCACTCTTGATATCAATTACTCGTTTAATGTCAGTTTTAGAATATCCATCATTTAACCTTGCTCTAACTAACTTTCGATTTGATTCAACGTTCTTAAAATGCTTACCTGATTTCAAATTGAAATACTCAAACAAGCCCTTAAAATCTACATCACTATTCTTCTTTACATTCTTTACATTCTTGTTAGGTGTTAGGTCTTTGTTAGGTCTTTGTTGTTTGTTTGTTAGTTCTAAATCATCACCTTGATATTTCGCCCAGTTAGCAATGGTTATAAGCCTTCCGGTCTTTGTTGATTTGTTTGTTAAAAAACCGAAGTTTTCAAAACGCTTTAAAGCGGTTCTTACGTTTTGTGCCGTTATTCCTTTGCCACATTTTTTGACAATAGAATCTAGTGAGGTAATGAATTGACCGGGCTTGCAAATAAACTTTTTGCCTTGCCACTCCCATTGAGTTTCTTTGTGATTAACTGATAACAGTAATGTTGTTAGAACTGTTTTTTGCACAGGAGTAGAAAGTAACCAAAGCGGATCATCTAATAATGAACGATATAGCTTTATCCATCCCTGCATTAGCTATCACCTGCCTACTTGAATAACGTATTCGCCTGTATGAGTAATTCCTCTACTTAGCAATGCAGAAATATATCCCGGATTCATGTGTAACCATCTGCTAGCTTCCGCCATGCTATAAAATCCTCGCCTTTTATGGCTAAAAGAACTAATTAGGAAGATCTGCTTAGGGCTTTTATTAAGGCCTGTTTTAAACGCGTGTATTTGGTTTTCTTTGTAAGTACACCATTCAAGGTTGCTTGGCTTATTGTTTAGTGGGTTTCCATCCAAGTGGTTTATACATGGTTTACCGAACGGGTTTGTAACGAAAGCAGATGCTACTAATCTGGAAACAAGAAACGTTTTATGAGACCCATTCTTCCATAGCTCTACTCTGAAATCAGAATGTGTGCTTTTACTTTGTCGTTCACGTTTTGGCATAAGCTGTCGTCGTTTCCAAACTCTTTTTCGTTTTTGACCACTTGCTAGAATTTGTGTAGTTGTTTTGCCTTTACACGTCCAAATTGTCCCATTACTACTAGCCTCATAAATATCTTCGTATCCGAGGATTGGCTTAAAAATTGTCATATGAATCACCGCCTAAAACGGTAACGAATCGTCATCAATAGTAATTTGTTCGCCGTTCTTTGCGAACGGATCAGATTTAGGTGTACTTTGATCATCAGACTTGAATTTATGTGCAACTTTAGGGAATTTTGTTACTTCCATTTTCTCAACATTTAAGTTTTCACCAGACTTGTCACCTTTAGACCATTTTTTGTTCTTAACAGTTACTTTCAGTGGCAAGTGATAAAGATTGTTAAAGTAATCATCTAAATCATTGAAGTGTGTTTTGTTTGGAACGCCAGCAGCTTTACCAACAGCTAACAACATTCCTCTAGGAAACTTATGTGTCTTTTTATTAGGAAAAATACGATAGAAAATATGAGAACCTTTTGACTTTTGATCACTAATATCATTACGAATAATCAAATCAAACTGAATATAATCTGTACCACTTTTTTCAAATACATCTTGTTTAGCACTGCCAATTACAACTTCATATTCTCCGTCCGCTACGTTAAAATCTGTTACCTCTGAGTAGTCCATATCAAATCCTGCCATTATTTAGTACCTTCCTTTTCCTGTTTGATTGATTTTTTAGTTGTTTCAAAATTGAACAGTTCTTCGATTGGTGCACTAGTTCGCTTATCTAATCGGTTCTTAGCGTAAATACTGTTATTACCTTCAAGAATTACACCACGGCCACCTGTTTTAGAATTGACCATTAGTCGTGCTACCACATCTGCTAAGCCTAAGAATCCATTTAAGGACTTGTCACGAATATCAGGAGCATATTGTGAGAACGATTGACCACTTTCAGTGCTATTCTCAATTGTCTTTTCCCAGGCCGTAATCATAATATTAATGTTTGGAATCATATAAATTGTGGTGATAATTCGTGAAAAATAATTCATCCATTGTGAGTAATCTTGAATCTCATTTGAAATTCCGTTGTGGCTTTTACGACCCATTTCAACAAACCAATCTTTTTCAAGGCTCGAAACATTATCAATAACCAAGTTATCCCAACTTTTGCCAGCACTTCGTACACCTTTATCACTCAAAAAAGCTTGAATATCTTCTAGAGGATGTGAACGATCAAAAGGACGTCCCTCTTCGCTACCATCATCAAATCGATATTGTCGAATATTATCAGAAATTCCTTCTAAAACTTTAAATGAATTATCTAGGTCAAGAACCAATGTTTTACCTGTTAAATACTTGATTGAAGTAGTTTTTCCTTGTCCAGCTTTAGCGTATAAAATCATTTTCCAATCTTTATTTCTATGAACATTCATTGAGCTTAGTGTTTTCATCTATTCCACCTTCTCCCAACGAATTTCACTGTTATCAAGAAACCTGCGAACAGCTTTTAGTTCTGCAAATGTTCCGGTAAGCTTTAATGTAAAAGACATATTTTCACTTTTAATTTCACCGGTATCAGCATCAATTGTTGTTTCACCATGCTTTTCAGTGTTTGCATTCTGCATTGCTTCTTCATAAGCAGCCCTCTTAGCGCGTTCCTCAACAGAGTGATCAATAGCTTGAATAACCCAATCTAAGTCTTGGCCTTGCTTTAATTGTTCAACCCAGCCTTCTGGTTCAACGCCAACCGATTTAGCGTGTTCAGTAGCTGCTGCAATACTATTATTCAATGCTTTCTTTTGTGCTCGTACATATGCCATATTGTCTGCAATAGCTTTAGTACGTTTAATCTTGCTTAATGACTTATTCAGCCAAGAATCTTCAATCTCAATCTCATCAACTGAAACACCATATTCAGGCGCCATTTCGGCAATTTCGGCTTTAACATCTTCTAGCCTTTGTTGTTTCTGCTGTTCTTCAAACTTAGAAATGCCTTCGTCAATTGGGTTAACGACCTCATCAATTTGTGAGATCATGCCATCAATTGAAGCTTTAAAGTCCGTATATGGCTGATCAAACGTTTTATGGATCTCAATGCGTTTGAAGTTCAGCTGCTTTTTTAAACTGTTGAGTTCCTTTTTAACTTTTTTGTCGTCTTTTAACGTTTGCTCAGTAACAACTAGTCCTTGATACCTGCTAACATAAGCTTTCAAGGCTTCTTCTAACTTGTCTTGATTGTTGATGACGATTTTAGTTGGTTGATAATCAACCGAAAAATCTAGCTGCTCACTCGTTGCAATCTCTGCTGCCATCATTTTCTTCCTCCTCATTTTCGAAATGTGATTCGGCCTCATCACCGTAAACTTGGTCGTCCATTTGCTGGATAGCATCCCGTTCTGCTTGCGTTACATTATTCATTGTTAGTCCTCCTTTCAAAACACTGATCAAAGCTACATAACCGCTTAATCCAATTGCTCCTACAGTCCAAATAATTATTGCCATTAAACTTCCCACCATTGTGCCTTAGATTTCGCTTTTTGCTGGGCTTCATAATATTTCCGTTGGTCAATAGTAAATTGCATATTGTGATTTTGTTTTTCTTGTTCAATTCCGGTATCTTTACCAACTTTAAAACTGATTGCAATAATGCTAAATAAAATTAATCCCCAAAATACTAAGTTTCCAAAAATTGCCATGCTTACATCCCTTCTTGTTCTGCCAACCACTTATCAACTTTTGATTTAACAAATCTGCGTGTTGAATGATTAGGCAATTCGATTGCTGTCGTATAAAAATTGGTGTGCTGTAATAACTGTTTGATAGTATCTTGTGACCCACCGTTGCCAAACATGTACCATGAGACAGTTTTCATGTTCATTAGCGCTGGAAAATTACCATCAGACGGCCTTACAGTTTTATACCATTGGCTAATTTCGGTCATAGTGCTTACCTCCTAACTGACGACTGCTAAAAACTTATTGATAAAATATTGTTGTCCCTTACCAGTAACTTTTGTAGTTTTAGAAACTGTCACTGAACCATCAGAATGACTGATTGATGTTTCTTTAATTTTGAATAGTGCCAAGTCCATAGATTTCTGTGTTGGCATATTCCAATCCGTTCCTTTACGACTAATCAGATATCCGTTCGTTCTCATCCATTCAAACAACCGATTGGCACCAATATCAACACCATTACCTCGTAAAACCTTAGCAAGTTCACCAATCAAAATTGTGGTCTTGCTTGTGGCCACTGAATCAGCAAACAGCACTTTAGGTTTCATTAACTCATTTTTTTCTGCTTGATCTGCTGCTAGACGTAACGCGTCTGCCATGGTATGTGGAATCTGAAAACCGCCTGTCTGAATCTGGTGCTCCATTTTGTTGAATGCTTCGATATATTGAAGCTTAAATCCCATTGCTTTCTTGCCAGTGAATCCCATGGCCAATAATGTGAAACCATCTCGATTCATGTAAATCACTTTTCGATCACGCCCATATGAATCTGGTTCATTGCCTGCCATAAACATGTGCTCAAAATTGAGCCGATCTATTTCTAAGTTATTAATATCCCTCAAAATATTTTTATGCTCTTTTTTAAATACTTCTGCTACTTGCAAGCTACTAGTAACAGCTTGCTTATTCTTCATAATTACTAAATCATTCATGTGGATCATTCCTTTCTATTTGATATCCAAAATTTTGTAAATACGTTTTCTAATATTTAATGATTTTGGTGTTGGATCCCCAGCAATTGCCCGATTGACCACTTGTTGGTTCTCATTAAGCAAGTTTGAAAGCTCAACTTGTGTCATATCTCGTTCGATTAAAGCAACTTTAATTTTGCTTTTAATTGCTTTAGCGCCTGCCACCATTGCCTCTTCTGTCATATTTTTTTCACTTCTTTTCTGTTATTTATTCATCAAGTTATTGACAAAGTTTAACCGATAAACTAAACTTAGAGCATAACAAATAAGCAAGTAAAACCCCGTCTATCAACATCCGCTCGCCAAAGTAATGTTTTTGAAGGTTTGTTTTTTATTGCTTAATTACTTGATGAATTAAATATAAACCTATTGGTTAAATTAATCAAGCCAATTTAACTAATTAATTAAATTTAATTCTCTTGAATAAGGAGAATCAATGATATGACGATGTTTGAGCGCATTGAATTCATTTCAAAAAAGCGTGGTATGAGTTTAAGAGAGGTCAACGAAAAGGCTAAATTAGGTACTAACGCAATTTATAGATGGAAGAAGCAGACTCCTTCCGTCGACAAAATTAAGGCCGTTGCCAACGTCTTGGGTGTTTCTGTGGACTATCTTTTAGGAAAAAGCGAATCGCAAACTACTAGCGATAATAAAGACTTGGATGTAGAAGAAGCAATTGATTCCATGCGAAGCTATCAGGGCAAAGAAATTAGTGAATCACAACGAGAAGTTTTGAGAGGAATTATTAAGGGATATCTTGATAATCAAGGTAAGTAATATGGACGACTTAATGAATTTTCTATGTAATTATGCTTTTAATCATAGGATTGGGTATCAATTAGATCCTACAAAGTTCTCTCCTAATGAACCATCTGTTTCAAATGGCACATTAAGATTTGTAGTCATCAATATGAATTGGAAAACCAAAAATGAAATTCCCTTTCAATTTGCACATGAAATTAGTCACGTGTTAAATGGTGATGTTGGTATCAACAAATTTCCTGTTAAACCAACATTACTGAAAGAAGAGCATGCTGCGGATAAAGGCGCAATAAAAATTTTACTTAAATATTGTTACCTTAACAAAATCCAAATTAACACTGCAGTTCAATTCATGGAAACTTTTGGGATTCCAAACTACCTTTACGATTCAGTCAGTAAAATAATAAATAAATTTTACGGTGTCAAATATGACGTAGATGAAGAATTTTAAGAGAATGGAGCTAACAGTCCAAAATCTGATGACTTAAAAAGCTGAAATATATTGGAGGAGATTTACATGATTATTAATTTGAGTAACCCAGTTACTAAACAAGTGAAACAGGCAAAAGTAGGTTTTTCATGGACAACATTCTTTTGGGGATTCTGGCCAGCCTTATTCCGAGGTGATTGGAAATGGTTCGCAATTTTAATTGCAATTGATATTGTTACTGGTGCTTTTACATTGGGAATTGGAACAGGAATAGCAAATATTATTTTCGCCTTTATTTATAACAAACTTTACATTAACGATTTGCTGAATGCTGGTTGGAAGCCCGCCGATAAAAATTCAGAACAAATACTTATAAACAATGGTTTTATTGCTGCAAACAATTAATTTTATATTTCGATCCATTTATGTCCAAATTCTGATCGACACAAAAAGCTGAATTATATTTTGGAGGAGTTTATTATGGCAGTATGTGAAATTTGTGGTAACAAAATCGGCTTTTTCTCAAAGCCATTCACCACTGATAAAGGTACTAAAGTTTGCAAAGATTGTATTTCAAATGTTGATTCAGTTCTTCTAAGTGAAAACATCACTTCTGCACAAAATATTGCTTATTTTATGGATAATTCTGTAGGTGATACCTATTTAAACAGTATTGGTGTGCAAACTATGTCTGAAAAACGTAAGCAAGAGGAAGATTTACAGAAAGCTGAACTGGAAAAACAAAGAATTGAAAAAGAGGAAGATGAAAAGCGTTTAAACAAATTTAAAGAGGCACAAGAAAAAGCTGAACGGCAAGAAATATATCACTTTAAGGTACACGGCACTACTCATCATGAACTATCAAAAATGGTAACTTACGCACGTAAAAACAAACTTTTTGACCCATATGATGGTTATACAGCTTCAGAAATAAAAGAATATTCCCCCTATGAAGAGGTCTATGAAACAGACCTTGTAGGACTTCTTAGTGCTATTAATTTTGTGCCGGAGCCAGATAACAAATACGACTCTAATGCAGTTAAAATTATTGTAACACTGGACAATAATAAATTTATGATAGGCTATGTGCCTGCCAAATATACTAATGACGTTTTAGAAATAATGCAAAGGCAAAAAAATAGCGAAATTTCTCTGCGCATTGAGTACAACTTAACTGGTGGAAAATATAAAATAGCTGAAGATGATGAAGACGATTTTTCTGATGATCCAAAATTGAAGATTCATACTGCAAAGCAAGAATATGGGTTTAATATTCGTATGTTTGATAAAAACATTGAATGACAAAATAAAAAAGCACATCCCCTGCCGGCAAGCTTAAAGGATGTGCTAACTATGAAAGACTATATACCATAGCCCTCTTTGTGTATTCATTTTAGCACTTGGGGACTAACATTCAAACCGAACGGAGGTTCTCAATTATGGCAAGTTATGAAAAACGTGGTAAGAAAACAAGAGTTGTTGTGTCAGTTATGGATAAGGGAGTGAGACGAAAAGTTTCTAAAACTTTTGACAAGAAAAAAGAAGCCAAGGACTGGGCTATGCGTATGGAGATTGACAAGGCTGACAATCGTCAGATTATTGCATCTCAAATGCTGTTTTCTGATTACTTTAAGCAGTGGTACGAAACGTACAAAACAAATAATATCAGAAACACTACTTTATACAATTACGGTACTTGTTACAATTTGATTGTTAAGTATTATCGTAAATTAAAGCTTAGTGATTTGTCGCACACTGCTTTGCAAAAAGGATTGGATGAATATGCCAAAGGAGATAAAAAAGAGCGGTCTAAGTCCACAGTAGCCTTTCTCATGAAACACATACAAGCATCACTAAACGATGCTCTAATTGATGGTTATGTTGAAAAAAATTTTTGGTCAAGGCTGAAAGCAAATGGAGTTAAACATAAACATCACAACTATTTATCGGCCACTGAATTTGAAAGGCTACAAAGCTATCTTTATGATCATTGGCAAGATAGTCCATATCATCTTGCTGTTTTGGTTGGACTGGAAACTGGTATGCGTATTGGCGAAATATTAATGATTAGTAAAGATGAGGTTTTTCCTGAATTTAATACCATTTTTGTTAAAAAATCATTCTCTCCTGCTGATCCAGAAGACGAACGTACAAAAAACGCAGCCTCAAGAAGAAAAATAAAAATCCCGGAAAGATTGAGTTCGATTCTTAAAGTTTCAATTAAAAATAAAAAAGGACGGCTGTTTCCAATGGCTGCACCAACTCTAGGAGAGCACGAAAAAAAGATTATGGATAATTTAGGGATTAAAGAAATTACCTTCCACGGATTAAGACATTCGCATGTATCATATTTATTGTACAAGGGTCTCTCGCTTGAATATGTTGCTAAACGTGTTGGCCACGTTGATACGACTACCACACAAAAAGTTTACGCACATCTTCTTAAAGAACAAGAGGAAAAGGAAGATGAAAAAACTATGGAACTTCTTGGTGTGTCCCCAAATGTCCCCAAAAAGAGTGATAAAGCCCAGTATAATAAGGGCTAACAATCTTATCACAAATGAAAATCCTTTAAAAGTCGGATTTTAGTTGACGTTTAACAAAACTTTGTTTACGATTGAAGTATTTCACATAGGAGAACTAACAATGCAAAATATACGTTTAACTAATGTAAATAAACAAACATTGTTTCCATTGATTCTTACGGCAGTTCAAACATTCATAACCTGGTTTGTACCGACTCTTTATAGTCACCAGCTCAATACAAATATACAGCATACCGTTAGCAATCAAGTTTTAATTGTACTGTTTGTTTTTATGTTCAACTTTCTTATCTTTGATCGTTTTACAAATAAAATATCCGCTCCAATTTTTTTAGGCATGTCCGGAATTGCCGTTTTAATTGCAGCCTTAGCCTTTTCAAGCATTTCACCAACAATTAGCCTATTACTTTTTTTGAGTTTACTTACGCTAGTAACGTTTTTTCTCTCTTTCAAAACTAACTGGGCAGGGTTAATTTTATTTACGGTCAGTTCGGAATTTATCTTGCCAGAAATTTTGTTTTATATACAGTGTGGCTTTTTATCTACGAATTTTCTATCAATTTTAAGTATTCCAACTTTAAGTTTTGCTTTTTTCTTCCTGCCGCAATTTATTAAGGATTCTAACTTTAGTATAATTATTCGCTTGGTTTTAGGCGTGCTGTGCATCCTTCTTTTATTAATGACCCATTTCACCACATTTGGATTGGCTTCAATGGCACTCATTATTATTTCTGCAATTTTGCAACAATTTTTAAAACAACGAAAACTTCAGCTCATTATCAATGTTTTTTTAAATCTAGTTTTTAACCTACTATTCTTTCTGTAA